TGGATACATCAGAAGACGAAGAGTGGCTGCCGAGGTAAGGAAGAATGGTTGGGTGTGGACGAGAAGTTCATTTACGACCATCCCAAATTGCTTCGAGCTCTGCACGACAGAGAGACTGCAGCCAGTGACGGAAAGAGGGTTCCAACCCTGTGGGTTGATGTTCTCAAAGACGAAAGACGACCCCACTTAAAAGTGGAGATGGGAAAGACGCGATTGTTTTCTTGTGGGCCTATGGACTTTAATATACTTTTTCGAAAGTATTTTTTGGGTTTTTGTGCTCACATGATGGAAAATCGCATTCTTTTTGAGTCTTGCGTTGGAGTGAATGTCTACTCTATGGAGTGGAACCAGATAGCCCAGGAGTTGACGAACCGGGCTGGTCCTGTTATTGCGGCGGATTTTACGAACTATGATGGAACGCTCAATGCCGGAATTTTGTGGTCTATTTTAGATCTCATTAATGATTGGTATGATGATGGTCACGATTTGATTCGCAAGGTTTTGTGGAGTGATATTGTGAATTCTAATCACTTGTGTGGAGATTTTGCCTATGGATGGTGTCAAAGCCAACCTTCAGGCAATCCCATGACTGTGATTATTAATTCTATTTATAACTCTATTGCATTGCGAATGGTGTGGTTAATTATTATGGCTGATCTACGACCGGAATTGAGTAGTATGCGTGCTTTTCATGAACATACGCGTACTCAAAATTATGGAGATGATTTTCTTGTTTCAATGACAGGAGAGGCGTCTGAATATTTTCATTTTGATAATATGCAAGACGTCTATCGAGAGCTCGGCATGGTAATAACGGATGAGCTGAAGAGTGAAGTTCCGTTGCCATTGGAAGATCGAGCGATTTCTGATGTTTCATTTTTAAAACGAAAGTTTCGATATGATGCAGATATGTGTCGCTACATGGCCCCATTAGCCATGGATACGATAATGGACATGCCCCAATGGGTTCGCGGCCCTCACGATCATCAGTCTTTGACGAAAGACAACGTGGAAACCGCGGCTTATGAACTTGCACAATACCCTGAAGAAGTTTTTCTTCAGCAGGTGAGTAAGCTTAAAAAGGCCTCTGAGGTTCTTTGTGAGCGCCCGGTGTTCGAGACGTTTTATACGTATCGAGTGTTGGACGCTTACAAATATCAACAGTTGGCTATTGGGTATCAAAACTCAGAGAGGGGCTGCTTCGAGATGACCGAAATAGAGGCAGCAGCAAAGCCCGATTCTGAGTAGCTGTTATATTGGTGAGGGTGAGGTTTTTCCCATTGGGTTTTTTTGTCCGTGTCTTTGTCTTTCAATGTCAGCTAGTGCGAGAAGTATTTACTTCTAGAGGATGAATGTGTGCGCACTTTAAAATAATAGGCTATCATCCCGGTCCGTCATGTTTAT